TAGCTTGAGATAATGCATGCCATTTTTTAAACTTTTCATTATAATAACATATAAACTTAATAACAGTCATCGCATTTTTATCTCTAAATGCCATACGAAGCATATTACTATCTTTCATTGTTTGAACAAGTGTAATACCAATAGACTTAATTTTAACATCGTCTGTTTCATGGACATTGTATATATCTGGTTCATTTGTTTTTACAAGATATAGAAACTTTTGATTTTCTTCGCATTTTATAGTAGATTGTATAATAGGAATATTTATTTTTTCAGGTATCTTAATATTGTCATTTATGTTATCATCAATAGTTTTAAATTCTGTAATATCTTTTGTTTTTCTAATAACATCAACAACATTACTTTCGTCAAAATTGTAAAGTTTTGGTTTATATTTTAAGTCATACGGCCATATGTAAATGCCTCTACAAGTATAATTAAGACTTTTTGATAATTCATTTATATGCGTAATTGTTTCTTTATACATATTAAAGTAATTTTTTACTTTATAATTACAAACATCAATTGTATTGTCTGGTGTATATTGTTTATCTAATAAATTATATATGATATTAAGTCTTTCTGGTAATGTTTTATTAATTAAATAGTTTCCTTCATAACTTATTATATCATTTATGAGAAAAGTCCAAGTATTATCATGACATTTTACCATTTCACCATCCAATAATGTGTTATTAAAAAGACTTTTGTCAAATAATCCTCTGCCAAAAATAATACGCGGTCGTTGATAACCTGGATGTATTTTTTTATCTATATAATATATTATTTCAATATCATTATATAGAGTAAAATAAAGATAATATCTATTACCATTTGAACGTAAGTTCATTAGATGATTAGATAAAATAAAATTAATATTTGTATTATCAAGATTATGATGATGTCTTTGTAATATTTTGATATTATATAAAGCGTTTAATTCGTCTAATACAATATCTTTATGTTCATTACTTTTAATATTAAATGCAATTCTATTTGAAAAACTTATAATACCCTGCATTTTTTATTTGTATTATAATATGTAAATGTATCATTTTTTTAAATAATATATTTTCATTATCGCTATATTAAATCATTTAAATATTGAATTAATAATACTTGCCAATGGTCCATTTTCTGGAATACCTTTTTTAACAAAACTATCAAACTCACCGTTAATATTAATATCATTTATAACGTGTTTCCATATTATAAATAATAAAAATAGAGGTATAAATATTATTAATTCATTTATATAAATTAACTTTTCATAATGATATAAATATAATATAATGACAGGTATTAATTTTAATATTAAGATAATCAATATCTCTATTAAAAGCATTCTCATATTATATTTATTTATTAAACAATAAGTGTATATCAATAAAATAATATTTACTAATAATGATAATACTAATGAATAAAATGGTGGGTATATATTAAAATATTTATTAAAAATTATAAATACAATAAACCATAATAAAATCCAGTACGTAAAATAAAAGTCTAATCTCATTATTATATTATAAAATATAATAATTTAATGAATTGTAATATATATATTACACATATTTGCCAATTTTTAATAGGATATACTTTTTTTAAAAATAAAAATGTTTCGCCAAAATAATATAATTCTAATTGCGATAATAAACAAAAATTATTATTTAAATACCACGATATACATACTATAAGTGTAATTATAGAATTATATGGAAGAAAAATTATAACTACATATATACATAAAAAATAATGTAATAAATAACAAACTAATGTTATTATATTTTTTTCTTTCATAATCAAATTATAAATGTATTCTATCTGATAATTTTAAAGATTTAGATTCATCATTTAAAACACATAGAGGTACATTTGCTATAGGTAAATCACTTTTATTTGGTTTAATACTATAATTAAAAATTTCATAATAATCATATGCAGGGTCTTCACTTTCCACTAAATCCGTATTATATACATCTTCAAGTTCTTCTTCAAACTTACTATGTTTTTTATATTCTTGTGAATATGGTATTATAATCTCTTCATCAAATCCTATATTTTTTACTGTATCCCCATTTTTATATATATTAAATACATTTTTGTTATCAAAGTCAATACTATTTTTATTAGTAAATACAACTGGTTCTTCATTATACAATTTTACTAATGTTTGAGGTTTTGCATATTTCGGTTCATCTATTTTCACAAAAGGTCTATAATTATTTTTAAATACGTTTTCGTCGTGTGGAACATATGTTTTTATATTTTTTTCATTCAGTTGCGTATAATAATAATATATTGCACATATTGCTATCAAAATAGAAAATAATAGTAAAATAACTTTAACAACATAATAATCTTCACTTTCCATAATATACTTTATTTACTATATTAAAATAAATATTTAATCATCATCTTCGACAAACATAAGTTTTTTTTTATTATCTATATCTTCTATTTCATCATTACCATAATTAATTTGTTCATTATCTTGATAATAAGATACTTTAAACTTATTGGCATTATAAAACTTCATTCGTGCTGATGCTTTTCTTTTAAAACAATACAAATCATCTTCAATATCTATACAGAGAGGAATATATTTTCTTTGTTGTGGTGTTTCACGAAGAATACGCCCAATAGACTGTTGAATATCGGAAATTGGAGATGCAAATATTAGGGTGTTTAATGATGGTACATTAAATCCTTCAGATGCTAATTGAAAAGTAGCAAGAATTATTTTTTTTTCGGAAGATTTATTTAAATCAACTTGTTTCATTCCACCGACGTAATAACCATAATCTTTATTTGCAATATTTTCATTTATGATAAGGTCTTCAATATCTTTTAATTGTTTTCTTCTTTCGCTTAATATCAATATGCGACGGTCAGGTTCTTTTTTCAAAATATCTTTTAGAATACTAATAATATATTCTGTTCGCGGAGCAAAAGAACAGATGTTATTAATCATAGCCGCTATATTATCTCTACCATTCCACATCTTAAGGACTGTAGAGTAATCAACATGAGTTTCAAAGTATTTATGAACTTGTATATTGACATCTATAAATTCTTTATTCTTTAAATTATATACAGACTTCCCGATATAATATTCAAATACTTTTCGCAATCCATCTTTACGGTCCAATGTTGCTGATAATCCTAAAATTATTGGATTATTAAGTTTTTGAAAAGCACGGCAAAATACTTTCGCACCAGCATGATGTACTTCGTCTATAATTACAAAACCAATGTCGCTAAAAATATCTAATTCATAATCTCGCATAGCCAATGATTGTAGCGAAGCAATAATTATATCTTTGTTTTCAACATCTACTTTACTTTGCTTAATACTTCCAATTCTTGCATCAGGTGCAAACTCTTTTACTGTATCCAAAAATTGTTGATTTAAAAAGTCTTTATGACTAACAAACATAGTTTTTTTCTTAATTTGACATGCAATATATAAACTCATTATAGTTTTTCCAAAACCACACGGAACGGATATTATCCCCCCCATTTTTAGAGGATTATATGCAACATCTAAAAACTTTGAAACCGGTTCTAATTGTGCATCTCTTAATTTACCAAGAAAATTAATATCAATGTCTTGACCTCCAGTTAATCTGTTAACTCGCGGTTTTCCATAATTACAAAGTCCATAATATCGCGGGACATATATTCTTTTAGATGTTTCTTTGTATAATATAAAAGTCGTATCTTCTTGTTTATTATTTCCCATATCAAAATTAACGCGAGGTTTCATTGTTAAATTATCACGCAATTTTTTTAATTCTTCGTCATCTAATGTTGATTTTGCGATACTATACCCATTTATTGATAACATTATAGTTATAATGTTAATACATATATAGATATCTATCATTTTTTTATATGAAATTATAATATAGGATAAAGTAAAAATAGTAATGATAATTAATGGATTTAGATTAATATCACTTATTATATTATGTATGATTTTTATAATAAAGGATATACAATATAAAAAATTATTTAAAGACCCATTAATGCAGTTATATTTAGCAATAATTTGTATAACTATTATAATGTTGATAGATAATATAACAGGTTTTATTTTAACAATAGGGCTTTTATTAATATATTTTAGAATATATACTAATGAGATAAAAAATAAAACTGATGATAATAAAAATATAGCAAAATTTACAAACGAAGTTGATAAATGCTCTATGGATCACCCATCTATAAAAAGTATTGTTGAAAGTGCTACAGATTGTAACAAGGTTCCATATATAACAGAAGAAAACTTATTAGCGGCACAAACAAATATTTATAATATTGATAATTACGATACTGAGGTTGGTCAATTATCAAACGAAATTAAAGCAGGTTCATTATATAACTCTCAAGGATTGAATAATAATAATAATCATTTACGAGGTTATGATACAACAAATACTATATTAGGAACTATGAATTATAATATATACGAACAATAATACAATATTATAACAATATTATAGATATTGTTAAAAAATATGAATTAATATTTTGTATCAAATAGTGAAAAATTACGAAATTATAAAAAAAATATTTATAACAATTGGATTTACTGTATTAAGTATAATTATTGTATAATTGCTTTCGTGGGGTTATTATATTAATATATTGTATTGTTATAATATCAATTGTAGTAATAGATAAAAATAATTATGGAACAACATCATATACGATAATATTTTCAACAACAATATTTACAATATTTGTGACATTTTTTTATTTGTTTTATTTATTTATAAGTTTTTTACTATGAAAAATAGCAATGAAAGAGTAATAAAATATACTTATAGATAGATTATTAGATATATTGGAGTAATATTAAAGTATATAAAATTATAAACAGAGAAACGGATTTAATATATATATCAAATACATTAAGATTTTCTTGTAAATATTCGGGAACTTTTTCATATAAATTATTAATTACACCAGTATGATATATCAATATAGCTAAAATTACAATTACAAGACTTTTTTTTATAACATCAAAATCAATGTACATATATGGAAAGTTCTCATTTTTTTCTGCGACTACATTCTTATTTTGATTATTTACATCATTTTGACTTTGTTGATTATATTGTTGTTGATTTTGATATTGTTGTTGTTGTTGTTGCTGTTGATATTGCTGTTGTTGTTGCTGTTGTTCATGCATTTGATTATTATGTTGTTGCGTTTGGTTGTTATTATGATGAGATTGTTTATTATCTTCTTTATTTTTAGAAATCATAAGTTCTTCTCTAAATTCATTTAGAACATCTTGTACAATAGGGTCATTGATATCACTTTGGTCATGTGATGTTCTGTCTGTTTTTAATGGTAATGTTGAAGTTGGCGTTGACATAACAACCTTCTTAATCTATAATATTATATAATATTTTCATTATTATATTTATAACGCAATAAAATATGACATTTATTTTTTTAATTTCTTTTTGCATTTACCTGTTTGTAAATCTCTCTCTTCTCCTTCTTTGCATTTATTAACGCATCTACCTGTTAGAGGATTTACTTCTTTCCCTTCGGGACATTTAATAGCATCTATATTTGCAAGCTTATCTACTTTAACTGTTTTGCAAATACCTGTTATAGGGTCTCTAACCTTTCCATCTTCGCATTTTTTAACGCATCTTCCCGTTATAGGGTTTATTTCTTTTCCTTCGGGGCATTTTGTATTTTTAATATTAACAACTTTTACATCTGTATCAACTATTGGGTCATCTTGTTTTATTTCATCGTCAGGTTTTACTACCTTTTTAATTTTTTTAACTGTTGGATCATCTTGTTTTATTTCATCGTCAGGTTTTACTACCTTTTTAATTTTTTTAACTGTTGGATCATCTTGTTTTATTTCGTCGTCAGATTTTACTACCTTTTTAATTTTTTTAACTGTTGGATCATCTTGTTTTATTTCGTCGTCAGATTTTACTACCTTTTTAATTTTTTTAACTGTTGGATCATCTTGTTTTATTTCGTCGTCAGATTTTACTACCTTTTTAATTTTTGCAACTTTTTCTTTTTTAATTGTTTTGCAAGTACCAGTAATAGGGTCTCTAACCTTTCCTTCTTCACAGACTTTAACACATCTTCCTGTAACAGGATTTATTTCTTTTCCTTCTGGGCATATGGGCACTTTTTTATTTTTATTTACCTTATTTACATTAGCAACTGGTGATCTTGGAATAATAACGCGTTCTTTTAATTCTATATTTTCGTATGTATATAAATCGGGTATATTGTTTTTTATTGGACATTTTAATTTTAAATAATTGTATAAAGATATTTTTGTTTTTTCATTTTGAAAAATAGTTTTTAAAATAGTTTTTTCAGTTAAATATTTTTCATATTTAATCTTATCAACGTCTCTTTTATTCTCATAATTAATGAAATATTTATCTTTTTTTTTAATACTTTCTAAATCTATTTCATCAATATTTTTAAAATAAGCGTCTATATTACCTTTTAATTTTGGTATATCATTAGAATTTTTATTTGCTATATCAATAAACACCTTTTCAATATTAAATAATTTACTCATTTACTAATATTAAGGATAAAAATAATAATTAAAGTAATATAATATCTTCAAACATACTTTTATAAAAAGTTTGCAAACTTTCTTCTGGGTTCATTTGTTCTTCGTAAAAACTTCTTGGTACATATTTTACAACTACTTTATTTTTTTCACATACAGATTTATTACTATAATATCCTTGAATAATTAATAATATACCTACAAATAAAAAAAATATAGCAATCGCTTTCATACTTAATAATACTAAATAAGAAAAAAAAATAATAACAACTTTTACATACAAATAATAAGAATATCTATTTGTTTCTATCGCTCCATACATCAACATTTTCAATACTTTCTTTAAGAGAACCAAGTTCAATATTAGTGCTTGTTTCTCCGTCAATTTCTTCATTAACGGGTGCAGCATTTGAAGCTACTTTATTTTTACGATCTTCGAAAATAACGTCTTTATCATCCATATTTTTCTTATATTCTTTCATTAATGTATTAAGTTGTGTTTCTGAATATTCTTGATTATCTAGACACTCGGGATTTGGCGACCAAGGACACCAACAACCAACCTGTGCAATATAAATATTAAACTTTGAATCAATCTTCTTTAAAAACTCACTGCGATTTTTTGCTTCGTCAAGTGTATCAAATGTTCCACGAACCTTAATACCTCTCATAGATGTTACGAAGTTATTATCGCGATGATAATTTTGTTCCAATTCTTCATTATTTACAGATTTATAAAATGTATATTGATCATTCATTTCTTTTGGGTCAAAAATATAAGAATGATTTTCTTTGATATTATTGATCATATCTTCTGATTCGGGAAATTTTTCTTTAATACCTTGAAACAAATCTGTCATATCTTTTCCAAACTTATCAATAAATTTGCTCAAAAAATATAGGTCTTTTTTAACAATAACATCTTCTGGACTTAAAAACGACAATAGTACGTAATTTTGACCACGGATAGGTTTATCTTCGTCAAGATAATCAGTTTCTTTTGTAGATACGAGAACAGATTTATCAGATTCATCCATATTTTATTATTTCTATTTATAATATGTAATATTATTTAAATCTTATATATATTTAATAAAAATAAAATATATATTTAAAGTGATGGAATAATATCGTAATTTAATTCTATGCATATATTTTTCCATATTTGATCTTGAACATATAGTTTCTCCCGACTTTTTAACAATGGAAAATATTTGAGATATTCGTTCAATCCAAGTATTTGAAAGAACTTATAAAGAACATAACTATATGACAAAAAATTCTTTCTATCTTTCGGACAATGTTTCAAAAACGGTGCTTGGATACTTCTAAACATATTACATAACCTTTCTTCTAATTCTGGGCTGAATTGCGGAGTTGGTATTCCATTAATTCTATTAATAATATAATTAATGTGTTCATAATATTTATTTATTCTTAATCTTTTCAGAATATCTCTCATCTTGACATAACTTATGCTTTTCAAATCAATAATTTTCTCTTTTTTTATTTCAGTTAATATTTTTTCAAAAATATCATCAGGTATATCAGTACTTTCTTTTCCTTGAACTTGATTACACCATTCCCTAAAATGATTAATTCGCTTATAACAAAAATGAGATGTATCTTTGGTATTTTGTTTTAAAATAGGTCTATTTTGTTCTACTAATAACAATTCTTGATAACCGCACATATTACATATCATTATAGCATCTTGTTGTAAGCATGTCATTTGATTATTACATACTTTGCACATTTCTATATTTTTATCTTCAACATTTCTAACATATTGTTTATTTATTATAGACATATATTTATCAACAAGTGCACTCTTGTCATATAGCGTATCTTCGGTATTATTGGAATCAATATTTTGGTCTGTTTTATAATTGCTTGTTGTAGTATCTTCGTTAATATTGTCACATTTATCAGTTTCTTCGCAATTATTTATAGATATTACCTTTGAATCTATATTGTTAAGAGCATCCAATACATTTATCGTAGTTGCTGAAACTATGCTTCTTTTTTTCTTTGAATAATTTTTATATATTTTAGGTTGTCTATTCAATAATTCATTTGTTGAAACAATTGTATTTTGCGATTCTTTATTTTGATTATTATTTATATCTGATTGTTTATCAACTGTTTCATAATATTGAAATAATATATAACTAGTATTTTTATAATAATCTATTTCATCATAAGTATTTAACTCGTTAATAGATAGTTTAAGTTCAGACTTTTTTTCACGCAAAATTATAATCTTCGACCATAGTAAATTACCTCGTTCTTTATCGGTTATTATATCGCATGTTTCTAATTCGGCAATAAAACCATCTATTTCACTTTCATATGTTGATAATAATAAATTATATTTTTCTTTTTGTTTATCACTATCACCAAAACCTTTTATTATATTATTATGCATAGCATCAAGGGTGAAAGTATCGTTATTATCATTTGATATCTTTTTTTTTGACGATTTTTCTTTGAACATCATTATAAATATTTCATTAAATAAAATGTTTATATGATAAAATATATATTTCAACTCGTTCTATTATTCATATTTTTTTCTCCTCTAATAGTATAAAGTATATAGCGTAAATGGGTGGTGGTCTTCTTCAACTAGTAGCTTATGGTGCTCAGGATGTTTATTTAACAGGTAATCCCCAGATTACCTTTTTCAAGGTCGTATATCGCCGTCATACCAATTTTGCGATTGAAGCTATTCAACAAACTTTTAACGGTAATCCCATTTATGGTAGTACTGTAAATTGTCAAATATCACGCAACGGTGATTTAATCAATCGCATGTATCTACAAGTAGATGTAGATAAACGCGTAAGTGGGGGAACTACAACATATGTTAATTATCTCGGTCTTCGCTTAATTAAATCCGTTGTTATAGAGATTGGCGGACAACAAATTGACAAACATTATTCAGATTGGCTATATATCTGGAATGAATTATCTTTACCTCTAGGTAAAAGATATGCTTATGATACTATGGTTGGTGCCGATAAAGATATAGTTTCAAATGCTGACACTACTTTATATATCCCCCTTGAGTTCTGGTTTTGTCGCAATGTTGGATTAGCTTTACCTTTAATCGCACTACAATATCACGAAGTAAAAGTTAAAATTGATTTTGAATCTAAAGATAAATGTTTTTGTTCTGCCGCAGGCGGTGCTCCAAGTGTCTCAAGTATAGATACTGAATTTCCCACAGATCTTAAAAATGTATCATTATGGGTGGATTATATTTTCCTTGACACTGATGAACGCCGACGTTTTGCACAATTATCCCACGAATATTTAATTGAACAACTTCAATTCACCGGTACAGAATCTCTTTCAACAGGTAATAATCGCATTAAATTAAATTTCAATCATCCTTGTAAAGAATTAGTATGGGTCGCTAAAGTTGCCGGTAATACTACATCAGTATCACGATGGTATGATTATACAGATGGTGATTATGTTGATAGTATATCATCATATGGTCCCCAAGGTATATTGGGTGGTCAATTGAGATCCGAAGATACTTTCCAAGCTGGAACATCCCCTAATATACTTGGTAAAAATCCATTCAAGGATGCTATTCTTCAATTAAATGGAAATGATCGTTTTGCTATACGCAAAGGTGCTTATTTCAATTATGTTCAACCTTATCAACATCATACAAATATTCCCGCTAATCCAGGTATTAACGTATATTCATTTGCTCTTAAACCCGAAGATCATCAACCAAGTGGAACACTTAATATGTCTCGTATTGACACAGCAACACTTATGGTTAATGTAACCTCAGCCATTAATTTTACAGGGGGTGGGGGAAGTCGTGTTGCTACAT